TGATGAGTCGCTACCATAATAGAGACCATTGTTAATTGCAATTACAACACTTATTATAAGTTGAGTTGATCCTGTAAATAAACCATCTGTGTATACAATAACATTGTATAAATCTCCTATAAAGTATATGGTTTTTCCTATGAGAACACCACTAGTGATTTGTCCCGCAAACTGGGAGTAATCAACGGAGGTCCATGCCGTTGTGAAGTTTGCATTTAAATTATAAATGTAAAACTTCCCAGAAGTATTTGTTAATGCGAGGAGTTGACTTCCAGTTGATATAAATTGGTATAATAACGTTGCATCAGAGTCAATGTTCTCTGTGAAATTGAACGATGTATAACTTACAGGGTTTGTAAACACACCTGTCGTGTCATACCGGTTAAAAAACACATTCGATGTAGCAGTATTGCTCACGGCATAGTACACGTACCGAAAGTCTGCAACGATAGTTCCTGTCAAAGACCCGATCGTCGGGGTGTAATTGTTTATGTCGTACGAAGATACATCACCTTGAATGAGTTCGTCGATGATGTATCTCGCCAATCTACCGTCAGACAACCCTATGTACAAGTTCCCAGAAAGAACACAAAATTGACTGAACAGACTCGACCCAGATATAACTATATACGACGCAGGGTCCGTGACGTCCTTCGTCGTGTCGTAGACGATAAATTGACCGTCATACGTGACTATGAAAATGTACTGTTGGTACGAGAACGTCGTCTGGACGTCAATTGGTTGACCACTTAAAAGACCCGTCGATGCGTCGTATGTCAGGTACGATTTAGCGTCCAGAAAGTCACCAGTTCCGGGATTCAAGTTCTGGGACAGGTTCAAGAAAGACTCAAAATCAACCTCGACGCTCATATGTTGATGGGTCAGAGCGCACAGAGGAATCTCTTTGGTTCCCAGAGGTAAATTGACGTAGTATTCCCGGGCGACAGTCGCCTGTGTTTGGTCGAGGGTCCCATTCATCAACTTCAAAATCGCCTTGTTTTCGTATGGAACGGTCAGATCGTTCTGGAGTTCGATGTACTCACCCGAGAACTCTTTGATTGTTTGTTTACCGATGAGGACCCGAGCGGCTTTGCACAATTTGTGTGCGACCGAGTCGTCGTATGTCGACGTGCTCGGGGGCAAGAACCCATTTATCCAGCCTGATTGGGTCAAAGTCCATGGTACAGTCACCGGGAATGAGTATGTGAGCCCGTTACGGGCGTCGAACCCCCAAAAAGATGCGTCGATGGCATTTGCAAACGAAATACTCTGGTACACGTTTGATGAAAAAGAAAAACCTGAATTTACTTCAAGTGGTGGTACTGTGAGATATACTAAATCATTTTGAGATGATACAAATGGTCCCGACGAAGATACAATATCATACCAAGTACCAGGTTGTGAAGACCCGAGGGCCCAAATATCCCCATCACTCGAATACATGGTTAGTCCATCGAGGCTGACAGCAACGAATATGTTGTTTGCAAAAGTAACGCTTGACCATTGTCCAGCTGGAGATACACTAGATGCTAACCAACTTATTGCATTTGTGGTTGAATACATTGCAAAATACCCATTAACTGCAACGAATGTGTTGTTTCCGAATGCTATGGCTAGGCAACTATTAAGCCCTGTGCTTACAGACACCCAGTTTTGTCCGTCATCTGAATACATTATAACATTATTGTAACCAGTTGCAACAAATCTACCACCACTGAATGTTACATCATACCAACTACCAGGTTGGGAGGACCCGGTGTACCAAATATCCCCATCACTTGAATATATTGCCGAACCAGCATCACTCACTGCTACGAATGTGTTTATACCAAATGCTAAACTCAACCAAAAAGAATTACTTTGTGTTACCCCATAAATCCAATTTTTACCATTATCAATTGAATACACTGTTTCACCTATATAACCAATTGCAACGAATCTATTGTTACCGAATGCTACACAATTAAAACTAATAAATGGTAAAGAATCTGATAGTAACCATGTTAGCCCATTATCAGTTGAATACATTGGTTCTATAAAAGCACTGTTGCAAACTGCAACGAATGTACCATTACCGAACGCTACACTTGTCCAATCACCACTTTGGGAACTGAAAGCAGGAGTCCAGGATTCTCCGCCTTGTGAATACATTGCAACACCAAATTCACCGACAGCTACAAACGAAGATCCCAAAATCGCTACAATTGTAAAAGTTGTATCAGTTGATGCAACCACAATATAACTTCCATCAATAAGTAATGAATTAATTGTGAGGTTCACATATTGACCAACTGCAAATCCAGATGGAGATGATGTTGTAACTATCAACTGATCACCAGATATACCGACACTGCTTATACCCCACGTCTTGTTTGTCAGGTTGTACGCCCAAAGATCAAAGTTGGATGTTGAAAAGTAACTCACGACGTCTGACGGAACTGCGCCAAGAACTGATGCAGTTCCGTTGTATGAAATTCCCGCTAGGGTCGTCGAACACGTGAATGAGTTGGCGGTTGGGATTGTTGAAATAGTATACGTTCCGTCGACGTCGAATATAGAGTACGCTGTACCTGCCAATGTGACCGAAGCCCCGATCGAAAAGTAGTGGGTCCCGACTGTGTTTGCCGTCAGGGTCACACCGTCTGCCACCACCTGCGTCAGATCCATGTTCACGTAGACACCTGCGTCAACCTGCGACGACGGCGTCGGAAACACGTACTGACCCGGAACCGTCGGGTAAATGGGTGGCATGACGGTCCGTAGAGTCATTCGGGTCATGTAGTCCCCCTTGACTGGAATGGTACACCGACCTGTAGAGTCAAAGGTCACCGGGTTGTCGAACGGAATTTCATACGTCTCTCTGGATCTGTTCACACGAGGATGATACGTGGCTTCGAAATACGTCCTGTCTGGATTGTCTGATAGCCATTGGTCTTCGTGACCATGTCCAGCCAGCAAAATTTGTGATGCTGACATACTACTCTAAACAAAGAAAACATTCAGCGCGTCTTTCACGTGTGTAAAAAACCCAGTATACCATTAGGAAATGACCAATTTGCAGCTCAAAAAGTTTGACCCGAGCAAAATTGGTGATGACAAGGTGTGTGTGTTCATCGGCAAGCGCGGCACAGGCAAGAGCACACTCGTGACGGACATCATGTACCACAAGCGACACCTGCCTGTTGGTATCGTCATGTCCGGTACTGAGGACGGCAATCACTACTACAAGCAGTTTATCCCTGACCTGTTCATCTACGGTGACTACAAGCGAGACGCCATTGAAAAGGTTCTCGAGCGCCAACGTCGCATTGTATCCGGCGGCGGGAAATCGAGTGCATTTTTGCTTTTGGATGATTGTATGTACGACAAGGCGTTCATGAAAGACACGTGTATAAGACAATGTTTCATGAACGGGCGTCACTGGAAAATCTTCTTTTTGCTGACGATGCAGTACTGTATGGACTTGACGCCTGATCTGCGCGCCAACGTCGATTATGTGTTTGTCCTCCGTGAGAATGTGATTCAGAACCGCGAGCGCCTGTACAAGGCCTTCTTCGGTGTCTTCCCGACGTTCGACATGTTTTGTCAGGTGATGAACGCCTGTACCGAAAACTACGAGTGCCTCGTCCTTGACAACACGAGCAAGTCGAACAAGATTGAGGACTGTGTCTACTACTACAAAGCGCCGATCCGAAAGGGGTTTCGGATCGGGTCGGATGCCATGTGGCAGTACCACCAGAAGAACTACAACCCGAAGCACGTTGCAGCCCCCCTGATTACGTCCGGAACACCGGCAGGAAACGCACGGCGCCCAGGTGTCACTATTAAGAAGGTCTAAACCCGTCCGCGCCTCCATTCCGTAAAAGATTTCACGCTCACCATTAGATGATTATCGAGAATCTCGATTTCAATGGGTCGAACGACATACTCCAGTACATTCCTCAGGTGGAAGATGTAAAATCAGGGGAGCAGCAGCCAGTCATGCAGCAGAGTTCGTTCGGTCTCCCGGATGAACTTCAACCAATGTACCAGTCGCGCTCGGTCGAGCAACCCGAGTTATTTAAAGCCGAAATAAAACCTCCTCAAATAGAAATGGATTTCTCGACGCCAATTTCCGATGTTGTGCCGAGCGCTGATTTCGACATGGGACCCTCAATGGGCGGCCCGTACAAGAACCCACAGAACAACAGAGTGGCTGCACTGAGCCTGGACAATGCGTCTGCTGGCCCAGTTTCATCCTCTTCCTCGAAAAACCCATTTGGTCTGACTGACGACCAGTTGAACGCAGCGCTCGCGGGCGTTGCCGCAGTCGCTGCATTCTCCAAGCCGGTTCAGAACAAATTGGCGGATCTGATTCCTAAATTTATGAGCGATTCAGGCAACCTGTCAGCGACGGGCATGATCGCGACCGCTTTCATCGCGGCTGTTATTTTTTTCATTGTTCACAAATTCGCCAAGCCTCCACCAAAGAAGTAGAGTCGAAGGAATGCATCGCATTTCTTCACTAGTTTCTTTAAAACAGACCCGTTTTCAAAATGGTTTAAAAATGGTCAGTTCGAATACAGCAAGCCGCCCATTCCATCCTTGATGCGCAGGACGTTATAGTTCATCGCGTAAAAGTAGCGACCGTTGCCGCCAGCCAGTGTGCTCAG